TGAGGCTTTAAATGCTAATAAACGTGGTAGAACGGCTTCGCAGGTAGTTAATCCGGGGTTATTGTTAACAGCTCCTAATCTTTCCGAACAACAGTTAAAGACTAAGTTAGGGTAATTATGCAATATATAATTGAAGAACAATACGGCATTGAATTACATACTTTTCAAGTAATAGTTGACAATTCAATCATGGGTTTTACCTTGAGATTTGAAACTAAGCCTGATGTGATGTATCTACCGGAACATTTTTATAAAAACATGTGTGAATTTTACGCAATAGATAACATAGATAAATACAGAGGTGTTCTGGTTCGTTCATACACAAAAGACAAAATTAAGCTCATCAGCGACGATAAAGTAATGGAATTTAATATCTAAGGTTTGACATGGACTTTACTCAATATACAGGCAATGACAAGGAATTGACCAGATTTATAAAGTCTGACTTTAAGAATATGGCTAATATCCGGTCTGAGTGCGAGGATTTATGGCGTACCGAGTATTCGATATTCCAGCCGAGGAGTTATAATTTCCTAAAAGATAGAACAGACGGGAAGAAATACGGACAAAAGGTCTACTTTGATTATCCTGCTTTGTGCTCGCATAAGTTTGCTTTGGGTATGAACGGTCACATGGTCTCAAGGCATGACCCTTGGGTTCAGTTTATCTTAGAAGACCAGAAGAAAATGGAATCTGACCGGGTTAAAGAATACTTACAAGAGGCGAGAGAGTGCATTATTAACTCATTCAGTCAATCTGATTCTTTCTATACTTCTTCTTATTGGGCAGCGAGGGAATATGGAGTAATTGGCACGGCGGTAATCTGGCCTGATGAAGATAAGATCAAAGGAAATATGAGCTATAAGAACATATCTATCGGCTCTGTTTATCTTCGTAAGGACTTCAACGGCCAATATACTACTTTCTGTCAAGAATGTAAAATAACGGCTATTGACTTAGTTATAAGGTTTGGAAAAGAAAACTTGCCCGGCGATGTTCTAAAAGACGCAAGAGGTGCTGGAACTGGCGACAATCCTTTTAGAGAATACGATTTACTTATCTATCTGTCTTATAATTCAAATTACAAAGAGAATACACTTAATCCAGAGGATTTAAAGTTTAAAGTTTTCTATGTATTACATAAGATAAAAGACGAGAAGCAGTTGATAATGAAGTCTGGAAGAAATACTTTCCCGATTATAGTTTCTCATGGCGATAGATGGGATGAACCATACGGAACTTCGATAGGCTCTGAATGTCTGCATACTGCACTAACAGGTAATAAATTAAACGCTTTGATGCTGGATAACGCCAATAAGGTCGTGGAAGGCGTCTGGAAGGTCTCTACGGGGGTAGGTAATTTAGATTTACGGGCAAGGGGAGTTAATAGGATAAGTGACGCAAGGGATATTATTGAGAATATCTATCAGGACAGAGGATTCCAGATAAGCAAAGATTCGATGGATGAAATTAAGCAGACTTGCGGAGATTGGTTTGGTTTGCCGTTCTTTCAGTTGCTTAGTAATCCAGATTTAGTACAGGTTACGGCTTATCAGGCGCAGCGTATGACCGCTGAACAGGTGGCTATGATGTCTACTGTAATAGGTGGCTATGAGAGTATGTTAAGGCAGTCTATTGACATCCAATGGGATTATGAGACTAATATTAAACATAACATGCCAGAACCGCCAGATGAGTTATTTAACGACGATGGCCAGATGACAGTTAGTATAAGACCCAAGTTTATTGGTAATTTAGCACAATTGCAAAGGTCGTCGTTTAAGACTATGGGTTTAATTGACTGGGCACAGTATGTTGCTCAATTAAGTAATGTATGGCCTACTTCTAAGGTTAAAGTTAACGAATTAGAATTAGTAGAACAATTAGCACAGGGTATGGGTGTTCAGGAGAAATGTGTTAAGAATGACGACGAAGTAGCAAGAATATTACAGGAAATGGCAGATGCAGAGTCGCAGAACGCACAAACACAGCAATTGATGGAAGGTGCAAAGGTTTTCCCGTCTCTAAATAAGAAGATTGAAGCAGGCAGTCCGGCTGAATTATTGGCTGGAGCAATGAAGTAATTTTTTAAAGGAATGTAAAGATGGCAAAGAAAAAATTAACACCAATTGAACAAGCAGGACAGGCAAGGCAAGACCTTGTAAACTCTATCGCTCAACAGCAGGCGTCGAGATATGGTAATAAACTACCGGAAGATGTAGACCTTGCAGATGAACAGAAACTTGAAAAGAAAATCAGGTATTACGTTATGAAGATGGGTGGTTTCACTAAAGGCCTTACAAAGGAAGAGATTGAGTATGCAAAAGAACTGCTCAAAGAAGCTGGTAGACCAGATGAGCAGTTGGAAACTCCTCAATGGGATATGAATATCGCTTTACCGGGGTACGATAGATAATGAAACGATGGTTTGAGACAGATAGTGAATTAACTACAGAACATATAAAACAGCGTAAGCGTGATTACTATACTGTTTTTTACGGTACAGAGAATAACAGGGCAGTATTTTCTCATATCTGTTTCACCATTGAAAACATGATAGCTGACACAGAAAAGAAAGCTATCGAAAAGAACGCTTTAAGGGATTTAATGTTGCAGATAAAGAATAATTGCGGCTTAGAAGTCTATAAAGATGTGATAGATGCCGAGGCCGTTTCAATAACTAATAGAACTGGAGATTAAATAAGATGGGTTTTTTAGACGATAATGGTGGTTTCACAGATGATTTCAGAGGTAAACTTCCTGAGATATTAGGCGATGAGTTTAAGGATTTTAAGGATTTCGACAATATCCACGATGTCCAGACTTTGGTTAAGAATTACGCAAATACTAAGTCTGCTTATGGAAAGAAGCTTGACAATGTAATTCAAAGACCAGCGAAGGACGCAAAACCTGAAGATGTTTCGACTTTCCAAAAGGCTTTGTTAAAAGAACTTGGCGCAGTTGACAAAGAGGACGATTTAAAGGATTTAAACTTTAGAGATGGAATACCTGATGGAGTCGAACTCGATAATCGATTAGTTGATAGTATGAAGAAATTCATATTAGAAGAAAAGATGCCTAAACCTTTAGCTGCTAAATTAACTAAGATGTACAATAATATAATGATGCAGTCTTATACTGAGCAGAAGGCCACTCAAGAAGCAGAAACAAAAGCACAGGAAGAAGCTGCAAAGGCACAGAGACAGGCGAAGCTTGAGTCAATTACACAGGCGATGCCGGGTGATAAAATGACTACCGGATTGAGAGATGTCTTGAAGATAGTAGACTTTATGGCCGACGACGACTTAAAGGCTAAGATTAAAGCGTCTAACTTGTACGACAATCCAACTTTGGAGAACTTTGAAAAGGCCGGAATATCTTTGGATAATATTATTCCGTTCTCTAAACTGTCAAAGTCTATAAATATAGCTGACATGGTAGGAACTGGAAATAGTAATACAAGCACAAAAACACCACATGAAGAGGCAATGTTAATGTACCCAAATGCCCCTTGGATGTGGCCTAAAGAGTAAAAAGTAAATATTTCAGATTACCTCAACCGAGGCCTGATGCTTAGCTTGCAAAGTGCAAGTCGGTATATAAAACCACCGCAAGTGTCAGGGAGCCTGATTGTTCAGACTACTCCCGAAAAATTAAAAGAAAATAAATATTTTTAAGGAGTAGTATAATGGCTCAGATAACAATGCTTGATGTAATTAAGCACCAGTACCCAGACGGTACTATTTTAAAACTCGTAGACCCTACGAAAATTGAGCAGGCGGCTTTTTTGAATATGCCTGCTGTAGTATGTAACAACAAAAAAGTCCACTCTGGAGAGGTAGTTGTAGTAAAGGCAACAGCAAGCGAATACGCTTACGGACTTGGTACAGCGCCAACTAAAGAGATTAGAGAAGTTGTTACTGATATTACAAGTGGTGTTGAGTCTACTTGTGAAATGGATATAAGGATTATTGAGAACGAAAAAGATGGCGCAGAAAGATACGCTTCGGAAGAGCAGTCACGTTTCAATGTTATGTTTGAAACCGCTTCGGCTCGTTTGTTTAATGGTAATCCTGCTACAGACCCACTTCAAATAAGAGGTTTGTATAATCGTTCTCAGTATAACACTATCGGAACTTACGTTTACGATAATGCTAAAGGTAACGCAACTGCTACACCGAATAAGACCTCTCTTTGGGGTATTCAGCAGGGCGAAAAGATGTGCCACCTTATTTATCCTGACGTTGCGGGTAAGGTTGTAAGAAGGGACTTCACACCTAAGTTTGAAAAGACCGACGACGCTGGTAATACATTCCCATGCCAGAAAACTCGCTGGAACTTAGATTTCGGTCTGTTCGTTCACGATTACAGGTGTGTTTTCAGAGTAGCTAATATTAGCTGTTCTGCAACACCAGACGGCACAACTGAGGTTGCTTTCGATGAAGATTTGGCAATTAAAGCCATTTTGACAATGCCGGAGTCTGGAAAAGGTTGTGTTCTTTATGCTAATAACGCCTTGATTATCCAGATGACACAGAGAGCAAATAAGATGCCTTCTACATTCTGTAACTTCACACCGGGTGCAGAGATGGGTTTCCCAGTTCCGGGCAAAATCCTGTCTTTCTTCAATAAGCCTGTACTTCGTGAAGATACAATTACAATTGTTGAAGGTAAAATAAGCTAAACATTTTTCATAAAGGAAACTAAAAATGAGTAATATGGATGTTCGTGACATGTTCACGTATAATAGTACGACTGGTGCTCATTATCAGGCACTTACTGGTGATGCCGCAAGTACCCAAACGATTAACTTGGGTAAAGACAGCAAACACCACTTTTCATGTATTTCGCCTGTATATTTGAATGTTCAGGTAAAAGACGCTTTCAATACCTTAACAAGTCTTGAAATAGCATTAGAGTCTGACAGCGCAAGCGACTTTTCGACAAGTTCAACGAAGAAACAGGTACAGATAGCCAATATAATTCTTGCTAATCTTACAGCAGGAAGGGATATTGTAAGCTTTATTATTCCTGACCAGTTGTGGCAGCAATATATAAGACTATACTTCAATGTTGTTGGCTCTAACCCGTCAACAGGTTCGGTTTGGGCATGGTTGTCCAATGTACCGCTTGTAATTGATGAGCAGATTGATCTTGTTGGTGCGTAAATGAGTTTATGGGGGCGGGCGACCATCTTATCCTTCTCGTCTGCCTCCTATTTTGAAAGGTAAATAAAAATGAAAAAATTTCTTATATTCTTGTTCATTTTGGCGTTGGTAATACCAGTAAGCGCTGAAATGGCATGGTCTGTAAAAGGCAAACCAGATGCTAACTGGTGGAGAGGTTCTGTAGATAACGGAAAAGATACAGCTTTGTTATGGGCAAGGTCTGTAGAAGACGTTATCGAGGATTCCACAAGTTTTATCTGGGTTTCTCCGGATGGTAATGATACTAATGGCGAAGGTTCGCTTCTAATGCCTTACGGTACTATCACTAAAGCTTTGGCTTCTGTAACTTCGGCTAAACTTAAAATAATGGTACTTCCGGGTGAATATTCAGAGGTTGATATTGTATGGCCGAATACTTCCGGTATTGAGATTACTGGTATAGGTAACGTATCTATAGTTCAGGCAACAGACGCAGCGACACCTGTTATTAAAATACAACCAACTTCTACAGCTTCGTGGTCGGCAAGTATATCAGGTATTGGAATTATATCTGACTATACAGATGGTACTTGTATCGACGTTAATAATATTGGCTTAGGTTCAGGTAAAAAGATAAACCTTTACTTGAACAACGTATCTCTTTCCAATAAGGCAGCTACAGATAAGTCATTGATTATTAACGGTGTTGCCGCTACTGCTGGTGCTATAAGAGTCTACGTTTCTGGTAATTACAATACTTGGGAGGGCATAGTTGACTTTACTACTACCAATACTGGTGACAGGCTTAGAATCTACAATACGAGACTTATCGGTGCTATTACTATGAATGAGGCTATCGCTTCTGAGCTTACGTTTATAAACTGTTCACTTGCCGCTCCGACTGTTCATTCAGACCTTTTGCTTACTAATATAAATTGTTGGCACGAAAGTGATGCCGACCCTGACGTCTATACGTCTTATGCTGATGCTTTTTCTTCTTAACCTTTGGGCAGGTTTAACCGCCTGCCCTTAATTTTTATGGAGTAAACTATGAAAAAAATTATATTTCTTTTTCTTCTTGTAATACTTAGTGTATGTTCAGCCGACCCTACAATAGCTTTAGGAACTCCTAAAGATTACGACCTTGCCTATATTTACTTTCATGTGGCTAATGATTTCAATGATTCTAATACATTGGTGGTAAATACATACGATGACCCTAATACTTCCGATAGTTTCTTGGGTTTGCCTCAATATATAATCGTAGATGCTACGGGAACTGACACATCATACAAAATTACGCTCTCTATTGACCCTACAGAGCTTAAAGAGACTCAAGTGGCTAAGTTATGCCCATTGAAAACTTTCACGCTTTCTACAGCAACTGGCGACGTTTTACCGTATGTGGTAGATTCCGCAGACCAGTCGGCTAATGTCTTTGGTGGTTTTCCGATTATAGGTAAGCTTTACATAAGTATTGAAGATGCAGATGATGCTACTTTGACTGATTTGAAAGTATGGGTTTTTTACGATAAGAAAAAGGCCGCAAAATGACTACAAAATTAGATATTGTAAATCTAAGTATGTTAATGATGGGTGCAAGGAAAATCAGTTCTCTTACTGATGATACTAAAACCGCTGAATTGGCTAATTCCGTCTATGACCATTGTGCAATGGCATGTTTTGAGATTCCTATTGAGTGGTATTTCGCTATAGCAAGGAATAAATTGGTACAGATTACCGATGCGCCTGCCTTTGGTACTTATTTATATCAGTATGCTAAACCATCTGGATATGTAAGACCATTGGCGATGATAGATGAAAACGATGACGAATTTGAGTATGAAAGCAAAGAAGAGGTCTATATATCTCCGGTAGACGGTACAAAAACAGACGTTATTCTTTCAAATGAGGACTACGTTTATTTGAAGTATATCGTCTACAGGGATGAGCCTAATATCTATCCAGCTTGGTTCTGCAACTTAATTGCCGCCAAGATAGCCTTTTTCCTTGCTGCGCCTTTAAGAGGTGGTGCGGATAATTACACTTCTTATCAGATTGAGAAGTTATGGGCGATGGCTTTTGATGAAGCGAGGATAGGAAATGCTTCACACAATATTAAAATAGAAAATAACGAAAATGTTGAAAGAGGCGGTCATCACGTTTTAGATGCTATGGATACAAGTCTAATATGAGATATTTGCTAATATTATTACTTTGTGGTAGTTCTTTCGGTGCTATAGCCGATAGGATATACGATAACAAAGACCCACGGGCTACTTATATAGAATCCGCTGGCCTGGTCTGGAAACCTTCTAATAATTCATTTAGAATGGGTTTTGTGGACGCTAATCAGTGGATTGGTGATAATGTAGGTGAATATTCCATAGGTTTTGGTTATAATACTATAGCAAGTGGAGATTACTCGATGGCTTGGGGTGATAGGAACGTAGCTTCCGGTCTTTATTCTACATCATGGGGAGCAGATAATCTCGCAAGTAATCAATATACAACCGCTTGGGGCTGGACTAATGAATGTACTAATTCTTATGCTACTGCTTGGGGCTGGGATAACTTATCCTCTGGCGTAGGTGCTACGTCTTGGGGATTTCATAATATAGCTTCTAATAGTTTTTCGACAGCGTTTGGAAAACAAAACATTGCTTCCGGTATTTATTCTACTGCAATTGGATGGTTAGTAAATTCTACTGCTACTGACACTACTTCTATAGGTGTTAGTATAACAAATTCATTAACTGATTCCTTTGCAGTAGGTTATGGACAAATAGACTTACAAGTCAGCGCGGGATTAGTAGACTGTAAGTCAAGTAAGGTAATTATAGCTTCATTACCACCAGCGGAGGCAAGTTCAACTGGAACGGCTGGCCAGATAACTTGGGATTCAGATTATTTATACGTCTGCGTAGCTACAGATACATGGAAAAGAACGGAATTAACTACATGGGTTTCAGCTGATTCTTATTTACTTTTAGAGTCTGGTGACTTTTTACTTTTGGAAAGTAGCGATAAACTTATTTTAGAAAACTAAGGAAATAATATGAAAAAGACAATCATTTTATTGATGTTGTTGTGCTCGGTTTGTTTTGGAACAAACTATTATATAGCTTCAGACGGAAACGATGTAGATGGTGACGGAACTTCTGGAGATCCTTTCTTAACTTTTGCAAAAGCCTTTCCTTTGTGTAATAACGGTGATACTATCTACGTTGCCGATGGTACTTATACCGGCGCTACGTTTACGAACACAATCGGCGGTACAACAAGTTTTAAAGGTAATAACATCACTGTAAATGTCACGGCTTCATCTGCTATTGGAGTTGCTTCCCCAGTTTTTCAAATTGCTAATACGGCTTATGGTATGCTGATAACCTCTGCTAATACAGGTTGCGCAATCAATTTTACTAATATCACATGGGACTTAACGGACTATACAACGGCCGCATACGCTGTAAATGTTATTAATAGCTCCGTCAATGTTAATTTTCGAGCTTGCAAATTCCAGAATGGAAAGCAATTTGCAGTAAGTTCAGCTTCATATACCGGAACGATTACTTGTACAAACTGTGAAATGGTTCAAGTGGCAGGTGCTACGGATAATTACTTATTTGAGTTAATGGGTGGTTCACTGACTTTAAACTATTCAGCAACGTATCTACCTGCTATCTCATCATATACCTATACGAATAGTCTTGCAGAGGTCACTGGAGACCCTACAGCTTATACGATAAGCGATAGTACAATTGTTCCATTGGGTGGTTCTTCATCATATATGATTAAGTTTACAACCGCTGGAGTCACTCTTACATCTTGTACGATTACTAATTGTACAATTGGGACTGTTAATGATCCGTTGTTGGTTCATCTTTTTGTCGACACCGTAGGAACCACAGCTACTAATTTAACTATTTCGGGTTGTACAATAAGAATGGGTGGTAGTACAACAATGGTCAGTATTTATGGGGCAAGTACGATCTTCGGTGATGTCTCTATACATGATAATGTTGTTATTGGTGCTCCTTTAGTAAATGCTAATATTTTTAGAATAGGCCCTGACTTTAACGGTTCGGCAACCGACTCAGTAAAGACCATCGGAAATATTGCAATTTATGATAATGATTTTTCTGTCATAAAACACGGTATAAGTATTCAGCAGGCCGCAACTGGGGTTTATATTGCAAGGAATACTTTCTCACACATAGCAGCGGCTGGTCTTTCTATATTGGTTGGAAAAGAGGTTACGGCTGGTTCTGCTGATACTTATGTTAATAATTACCCATTACTTGGTCATATAAATATCTTAGACAATACGATTATTAAAAGTGCTGATTCTGCCCATGCTATACTCTGTGGTTTAGGTGCTAAGAATTGCAGGGTTGAGGGTAATGACATTACTGGCAGTTTTGTGGGGATTGTATTAAAAGATAACTTCTCCGTCGTCACAGATAATATTGTTAAATGTCAACTTCCAATGTGGCTTGCAGGGGCTTCTTATTGTGACATATATAATAATACATTCATTGGTAGTGATACCGCTGATTCTTTAAATGCCTGCTTAGTAGTTAAAACCAGTAATGACGGTACAACTACCTCAATCAGTAACAGATTCTGGAATAATATATTCTACGCTAAGAGTGGCGCTCATTCAGGAATGGCTATTAACATAGAAGATAATACATGGAACAACTGGCTTGATTACAATTGCTATTGGTCGGCTTCAACAGGGGCTAATATAGCAAAAATAGGGGCTACATTATACGCCGCTGATGATGGTATATGGACTGGGTACTCAACTATCTTTGGTACAACCGAAATAAATAGTATCGTAGCTGACCCGCAATTCGTTAACACTACAGATTACATACCAAGAAATTCAATTTTGAGATTACCGGAAGGCTATATAGGCAGTGAAACTCCTACTATAAATAAGCCGTGGTTAAAATAAAGGAAAATATAAAATGAAAAGACTCTTGATAATATTACTATTTTCAAGCTTAGCATACGGTATAGATACTAAATTAACCGGACTAACAGCTCTTACTGCTGTTGATAACGCTGATTTACTTTATATCATAGACGACGTAGCAGTTACACCAACGTCTAAGAAAATAACCGTTCTTGACTTATTCGATGCTATAGATACCTCGGCTAAACTTGCTACAATATTAACTAATGAGACTGGTTCAGGTGTGGCAGTATTTGGAACAGCGCCAACGTTCACAACGAGTATTACTTTAGGTTCGACTTTAATAACCGATGTAAACGTAGGTAACTGGAATACTGCTTATACTTGGGGCGACCATGCTTTATCTGGCTATTTGACTACCTACAGCGAAACCGACCCATGCCACGTTGCATGGTTAGCTACTAATCCATTAGCTGGCTACTTGACCGCTGAGACAGACCCTTGTTTGGTTGCGTGGTTAGCTACAAATCCACTTTCGGGATTCTTAACTTCGTACTCAGAAAATGATCCTTGTTTGACCGCTTGGCTTGCTACTAACCCATTGGCAAGTTTTATAACGTCATACAGTGAAACAGACCCGTGTTTCTTACTTAGTGATGTGAATGATGTTAATAGTGTTGATATTTCCAACTGGAATACAGCTTATAGCTGGGGTGACTGGTCTGGCGAGGGATTTTTGACTGCTGAGGCAGACCCGTGTTTTACCGCTTGGCTTGCCTCTGACCCTATTATTCAATTAGAAGCGGGGGTAGAACCAAATGACTTAGTAATGGTATATGCAAATTCAGTATTATTCCAGAAGCTAAAACATATAAACATAACGCTTATTTCACCTGCTGATATTCTTTGTGCTGATATGATACCAGTCTGGCATAATACTTCTGGATATACTTTCAACATAGTCGAAATTCAAGCGTGGTCAAACATAGATAATGTAAGTTTAGAACTGGAAGAAATACCAAGTGAAACAGACTTCTCATCACCTACGCAAACGCAGGCTGTAGAAATAGCCTCTAATGGTACGAGTTGTTTCTACTTTGATGATACAACACCAACTGCACCAATAATCGAGACAGGTCATTTACTTGCTATTGACTTTGATACTACTGATGACCCGAATTACGTTAAACTTACAATAACTGGTTACTACAAGGACTAAAATGAAAAAAACGATTATACTTATATTGATTTTACTTGTTAGTTTATGCAATGGAATTAATAAATATGTCTGCCATCCTGACGGAAACGACTTAAACGGTGGCGGATTTTTACTTACAAGCGAAACAGTTACATGGTCATCTTGGCATAGTTCATTCGCGCCAGTTAAAATTCAGGCCGGATGCACAATAAGTGACAACGGTGGTGGTAAATGCAGATTAACAAGCATAGGTAATCTTTCAAGTTTATATAAAGATATTCTTGTTTATTGTGACTTTTCTGCTACTTACACCGATGATAGGTACATGATTATCGCTGCCGATGCTAATTATATTGATATTGACTTAGCATTTGATGTTAATGTTCCAACTGCTGATGTTAGAATAGGTGGTGCTGTTAAATCACCTAAACTTGCGTGTACTTTGGGAAATACTACAACTGGAGAAGAAGTTTTATTTCCTTGCAATCAAACAACTCAAACTATTAACGAAGTTGATGGAACTGCAAATGCTATCAATATGTCGGTTGAAAATGCAACTCTTAATATTTATGGAGTTGATGAAGCAACAGGCATTGCAATTACTTCCGAGGATTCAAACGATTGGCCTGTAATTCAAGCAAAGACTGAGAGTACTTGGACTGATAATACTGGAATGTTTACCAGCACAGCGGCTTTATGTTATTCAAAAGTAGATAAAATTTTATTTGATGGCAATAATATCGTTCCAAGAGTTATATTTTTAGACAATGACAATACCGACTATTGCATTTTGCAGTGGGGAAGAGTGGAAATAAAAAGTTCAAAATCTGATGGTTATGGTTGTTTAATAAACGGTTACACAGAACTTAATTCGTTTAGTATAGCTAACGCAGATTATGGCATTAAGAAACTAAAGATAGATGATTGTCACATTGCATTTTTTCCGGTATCAAGACAAACATGTCCTATTTCAGAATTGTGGTTAGATGGTAACCATTACGGTATATATTCGGGCACATCCATTATTGCAATAAATCAAATAAGGACAGTTATACTAAGTAATCATACTATTGCCGCTATAAGAGTAAACAGATATGATTCATATATCAGGTGTTGCATGACGTTTATTAATAATGCCATTGATTTAAAGGTCGATGCTTATAGTACAATAAACTATATCCATAATTTTTATAACTCAGTTTTTTGGAATTCATCACCGACAGGTAAAATTCTGGAAGTTGATAATGATACTTATGTTGATGTTGGATTTTACAATTGTGTTTTTGGCGATGTAAACGACGCTTCTGATATGTCGAGATTTTCAGGAATAACGCCAACAAGAATTGATTGTGAATATATACAAGCTGACCCGTTTATGGATTCTGCCAATGGTGATTATAGACTTAATCCAGCGTTTCCGGACTTATCTAAGATTTACGACTGGACTAAGCAAGTAAACAACATCGGTGCTACGAGCGTAGCTGAACCTGTAAGTAATGGTAGTGGTAATGGTGGTTCAATAATGGTAACTGAGGATTAGCAACAATATGAAAAACGAAAAGGGAGTATCTTGTATGATAGACGAAGAACGAAACCAGTATCAATTTGTATGTAAGCCTAACTTTGACCGGATTGAGAGCGGTTTAGAAGAACTAAAGAACAGGTTCTTTCATGACAATGGTAAAGATTCTATTCAGACTTCAATTATCAAAACATCCGCATTTCTTAAAGAAATTAAAGACTGGCAAGACCAACACTCTAAGAAAGAAGCTACCAATCCCATTCAATGGCTATCTCAAAACTGGCGTACATTCTCCGCTGTAATATTTGTAATTATTTGGCTATTAACTAACGTATTTAATGTAAAATCATTCAGTACAGAGCAAAGAAGTGAAATAAAAGAAATGCTTAAAACTATCATTGTAGATACGAGGGAATAATGAAGAAACTTTTGCTCTTATTATTTATGGTGAATATATCGTTTGGTTATGACGTATTTATCAATTCATTTAATGCTGGTGAACTTACACCTTATCTTGAGGGCAGACCTGATATAGTAAAGTATTACTCCGGTTGTAGAACTTTAGATAACTTCCTTGTATTGTCACATGGTGGCGTTACTAAGAGACCCGGTACTTATTATGTTGCCCCGGCTAAATATACCGATAGAGCTACCCGTTTAGTAAGTTTTGAGTATTCTACCTATGTTTCCTATATTCTTGAATTTGGCGATGAGTATATAAGGTTCTTTTATAATGGAAGTCAGATTTTAGATGTAAACAACGACCCTTATGAGATAGTTTCGCCTTACGACCAGAATGATTTATTCGACCTTCAATTTGTTCAGTCGGCAGATACAATGTATATCGCTGACGGTAACTACCCTGTTTATAAATTAACTCGTTCAGACCATGACGATTGGGATATAAACGAAGTTACTTTTAATAGAGGAACTTACAGAGACCAGAACAAAACCGACACTACTGTGACCGTATCAGACGGAAATAGTTATACTTTTACAATTACTCTAATGAGTACTGCTGATACGATAACCATATCAGGACAAGGTGATTTAACTTCATTTTTCCCGAACAGTACTAATTTTTCAGTTACGGGAAATGCCGCTACCCAAAATAACATACAATGGTCTGTAGCAAGCACGTCATACGCAAATCCCGTCTTTACAATACACACCACAACTCACATAGCATATAGTGCTTCTGGTGGAACTGTTAGTGTTAATCCAAACTGGACGTCGGGTGATACTGTTACATTGGATTCATCTACGGATATATGGAATACCAATCATATTGGCGCGATGTGGAGTATTACCCACATACTTCCTTCAAATGAAGTAAAAACATTATTTACTGCTAATGGTAATTCTGTTAATTCAGTTGTTCAAAAAAGTAGAACCTTTCACTGGACTACACACGGAACTTGGTCTGGAACGGCAATTCTTGAAAAGAGTTATGATGATGGAACTACTTGGCTTGAAGTTAAGCCATTTAGTAACGAAAGTGAAAGTAATATAAGCTTCAACGAAGAAGAAACAGTAGACGATGCTATCTACAGAGTAAGAATGATGAACTGGGTTGGTGGCGCTTGTAATTCTTCTCTTATTGTGAGCAGTTTTGAAGAAAAGGGCGAAGTTAAAATAACTACTTTCATAGATGCTAATACCGTTATTGGAACGGTTCAAAATACTATTTCTTTAGGAACGGCAACTAAGAAATGGGCTGAGGGGGCATTTAGTGAAGATGAGGGTTATCCAAATGCTATTGCTTTCTTTGAAGAAAGACTTGTTTTGGGTGGAACTAAGAACCAGCCCCAGACTATATGGATGAGTATTTCAGATGACTGGGAAAACTTCTATCAGTATTCAGGTGACGATACTGCTCTTGTATATACTATAGCCTCTAATCAACTAAATAGTATTCAGTGGCTCATGGGACATAACGCCTTAATGATAGGTACGAGAGGTGGTGAATGGAAACTTACAATAAACGACGATAATATTGCAAAATGTTATTGCCAATCCACCTACGGCTCTGCTCTAATTCAGCCTATAATGGTTAACAATGTTATTCTATACGTTCAGAGGCAAGCCAGAAAAATAAGGGAAATGGCTTATAATTATGAACAGGATAGTTGGGTATCACCAGACTTGACTGTCTTGGCTGAACATGTAATTAAAAACGGAGTTGAACAGGTAGCTTTTTCCAAAGAACCAGACCCTATGTTATGGACTGTTACAGATAGCAATTTAGCAGTTATGACATACAACAGGGAACAGGAAGTAATGGCTTGGCAGAATGTAACTTTAGATGGAGAAGTTCGATCTTGCGCTATTATACCAAGAGAAGCCGAGGATGAGGTTTGGGTTTTAGTTGATAGGACTATTGACGGCAACGAAGTAAGATATATTGAACGGTTCATGCCGAGAAACTTCGGTGATGTTAAAGACGCTTTCTTTGTAGATTGTGGTCTTACTTACGATGGCGGTGACACTAAAAATCCTACAGCAATAACAAAAGCCTATCCTTGCGTTGTAACTTGTGCCAGTCATGGATTTACAGATGGCGAACAGGTAAGATTCAGCGATGTAAACGGTATGACTGAACTTGATGAGAATGTCTATACCGTTCAATATATAAATGTCAATAGTTTTTCTTTAAGGGACGAAACAGACGCAGTTGATATAAACTCTGTAGGTTTTACTACTTATGTTTCTGGTTCAGTAGAAGCTGTTGATAATACTTTTGTTAATCTATCTCATTTAGAGGGTGAAGTTGTTCAAGTTGTGGCCGATGGCGGTTATTATGGCGATGAGACCGTAACCAACGGAACGATAACTTTAGATGATTATTATAACACTGTCCATATAGGTAAAAGATATACGGCTAAGTTAGTACCACAGAGACTTGAATTTCAAGGTTCTGGTACTATGACAAAAGTTAAGAATATAAGAAAAGTAACACTAAGATTAAAAGACTCTCTATCTTGTAAGATAGGTTATTCATGGACTGAATATGAAGCTTTGACTTTTAGAGAAATGTCAGACCCGTTAGATGAGCCAGTACCGTTGTTTAGTGGTGATAAGGAAAGTGATTTTGACGGCGACTATAGTACAAGTGCGGATATTTATATTCAAAACGATGAACCATTACCACTTACAATTCTTTGTTTAGCTGCCGAGGTGGATATACAGCAATGATAGAACATATTCCATATAAGCCAGAACATGCAAAAGATATAATCAGACAAGGTGCTGTCGGAATATCTGACGTTACCGAAGAGCAGATAGATTTAATGTCAAAAGTTAAACTAAATGGTGAAGCTTTTACTTGCATTTATAACGGAAATATAGTATCATGTGGCGGTTATGAGATTATGTGGCAAGGTGTGGCTCAGGCTTGGTTCTTATGTATAAAGGATATAAATCCTATATGTATAAAAGACAGCAAAAGATTATTCTTAGAGATTACAAAGAAACTCCACAGGGTCCAAGCCCCTTTGAGGTCTGATTTTCCTGTAGGTGTTAATTTCGCAGAATATATGGGTTTTAAGAAAGAATCTACTATGAAGAAGTATTTTCCTGATGGAACTGATGCTTTGATGTATGTTTTGGAGGATAACTAATGCCGTTCCTTATTCCGATTGTAACAGCTTCAGTTGCGGCGGCTTCTGCGGCGGCTGCGCCAATAGCTCTTGCTGGTGCAGGTGTTTCAGCTTATATGGGTATTCAACAAGGTAAAGAAGCAGAAGGACTCGCCAAAGACAACGCTGATATGGCTCAAAATGAAGCTGATATGGAAGCTACAAGATTAGAGAAACAGAACCAGTTTGAGCAGGAAGAAAGACTAAAGGAACGTGACTTAGTCTTAGGTAAGATAAGACGTTCAAATGCAAGGTCTGGTCTTACTTCTCAAGGTTCACCTTTACTGGCTGAATTAGAGACCACAGAGAATCTAACAATGGATATGAGAATGTCAGCTTACAATACCTATGAACAGATAAGAGCTGTAAAATATAGAGGTGCGGCAACATCGGCTGTCTACAAACAACAAGGCGCTTCGGCAAAGAGGGCTGGTTACTGGTCGGCTGGTCAATCTATCATTGGTGGACTGTCAGCCGTTTCTTCTCTGCCCCAAAAGAATCCAAAGATAGGTAATTATAAATCAGCAACAACACCAAAGAATTTACAAAAAATAGATAAATGGTTGAATTAGGAGTAATTATGCCATTAGCAGTAAGACAAAGACAGGTAGCACCAACGGGGGCAGTTATGCAAGCCCCGGCTACTCCTATGAATTCAAATGAATATAACGCTATTCAAGGCACAATAGCCGCTGGTACTAATTTAGTATTAAGCCAAGCCGATAGGGTTATGAGGGCTGAAATGTCGTCTGAAATGGCAGACTTTCAGGGCTTTGTAGCTACCCAAAAAGCAGAGGCGGCTAAATTCAGACAGGAAAACGAAGATGAGGACTTGCCAGATTTAAAGTCTACTAAATATAAACAGGACTGGGAATCCAGACAAAAACTCATTGGTGAAAGAAGAGATAGACTTAAATACGCCGATACTAAAAGAGCCGCCGATGAATATATAACTGTTAATAAGCCAGCTTGGGAGCATGGAGTTGAACAGGACGGTTTTGCTTCTAAAATAGATAAGTCTCAAAGAAAGTTTATAGAATTTCAGGGAACGGTATTAAATGAAGATTACAGGGACGAGTTATTAGCTGAAAATTCAATAAGAAAGCAAAACGGACAACCTGAACTTACCGATAGACAGTACAGAACTTCTATTATTACACAGAAAGCCAATGAACTTGCCGATACGGGTGTTATTGACCAAAGGGATGTGCCGGGTATAATTGCAAAGTTTGAGCAAAATGTTGATGCAATGGAATCCCAATTAATAACCAATAATATAAAAACTCAATATCAGGGAATTATAGATGCTGGTGGAACTTTAGATGATGCGAGAAAAGTTATAACTGAGGCTTATAACGGTAAACTTATTTCACCATCTGAAAGAGAAAAACTCGACAACAATCTGGAATCATTTGTTGCCAGCAGAAACAAGAAAGCTTCTATAGGCAAATATGACAAGTTAAAAACTAACTATTCTGAAATGGCTAAGAAAATTGCAGTAAACGACCTTACTATGGATGATATTGAAGCATTAGACCTTGACGATGAAACTAAAGAAAAATGGCAAGGTTATCTTAAAGGTTCAAATAAAGAAGATGTGCCAACCGTTACCAATGGTAGTGGTCAACAAGATATTTTAAACGCTATTGCTGGTTTTACAAGTGGTGAAATATCGCAAGTTAAAGCGATGGATATTATTTTAAAACAGAGATATGACAAGGAAAAGATAACGGACGCAGATTTACTATGGGCAATTGATAAGATAGAAAATAAATATCCTAAAGATGTATTAAATAATATGCTTTCTACAGTTAAAAAAGAATATGATAGTTTCTGGACAAAGAGTTGGGAGACTAAAAACGTAGAAGCTAATTCTTCATTTATTACTTGGCTGGACAAAAAACTTGCCAAAGGCGAAGAACCGACAAAAGACGAAATGAGATTGACAATGAACAATCTATTAGCTAATATACCCATAGAAGAAACAACTGACGAGCGAGTTGATATTTATTTTAATGGTGTAAAAGCAGGCGATATTCCAACTGGTCAGGTTGATGCGTTTTTGAAACTTAATCCTAAATATTCAAGGAAATAATATTGGAAAAGTACGAAGGTGATTTTGATTTCAGACCCGTACAGGAAAAGATAAACGGAGACTTTGACTTTAAGCCGTCTGGATTGAATTCTTTTCAGGGATTAGATAGCGGTTCTGTTGCTAAAAAGAGCAAGACTATAGGTAATATTTCCAGTAAGTTCATTGTTCCCGATAGCCAGATAGAAAAAGACTGGGGTAATCTTGAAGATTTTGATATTCACACAATGCTGAATAAACCAATCCCAGCCGAAACACAGAACCAATTTTCTCCAATGGGTGGCTTTCAACAGCCTAAAGCAGTTACTAAAGCCGATAGGATAGCTTATAACTATAAAAACCTACCTAATAATCCAAGACTCAAAGCATTAGCTACTGAATATATTAAATCAACAGACAAAAAAGAGGATATAGTAAAAGACTTCCCAAATGTTAAGGATTTGAATTATTACCTCGCTTATTTTACTGGCAAGGGAAAAGAAGGGTTGCTGAGCACGTTTGGTAGAGCAATAAAAGCTCCTTTTACTGGAAGTGGTAAAGATGCTCAGGATGCAATCAAAAAAGCTAATATATTCAGAAACTATGAAGAATTAGCAGATACAAGCGACCCGTCTTTTGATTATCTATCGCAGAATCCTAATCAGTCTTATGTACCTTCGGCGTTTGATACTAAATTAGACTCAAATGCAATGACCGAAATTGATAAATTAGCCTCTATGGACGATAAGGCAAGGCAGGAATATTATAAATCCAAAGGTACAATAGACGCCTCTGAATACTACGGCGAGAAAAAAGACATTAGAGAATATATGCTCTTTTCGGATTTTCTTTCGTCTTTAAAGAACAACGAATTAAGAATTGCAATTGATAAGGTTCAAGACCCCGAAAATAACTATGGAAAGAGCCAATTTACCGAATCTGGTTATAGCCCTGATTATGATCGTGATATGTATCTTGTCAGAAAGCACTTCTTTGCTGTAGAGGAAATGCAGGCAAGAGGCAAAACTATTGCTACAACGCTTTCTGATATGGGCTTCAATGTAGCTAAATATGCTGGTGAAATAGCTTTATTATCAGGTATGGGTGGTACTGCTATTGAAAAAGGCGTATTGTCTAAGATGGGTACTAAGGAAATAGTTAAAAAAGGTGTAACAAAAACAGTACCTACATTCATAGCTAAAAACACGGCACAATTAAGCTCTGCTTTAGCTATGACAGCTTTAAATCCAACGTCTGTAGCTAATCTTACCATTGGCAGAATGACCGATAAGGGCTATATAGATGATATTGGAGAGTTTGTTAAGACAGACGAAGGCCAGTCAATATACAAGGCCATGCCTAAATCCGTAGCTGAAACTTGGGTTGGTTATTATACGGAGTTCAAAGGTGAAGATATTACGCAAGGTTTATATAAAGCTGGTAGCGGAGTAGTTTCTAAATTACCTAAAGGTTTAGTTAATAATCTTGACGAAGTTGCTGATTTTATGAGGGAGACTGGTATAAAGTCATTTGATAAACTACCAAAACCCTTAACAAATAAACTTTCAGCAATAAAGACTTTCATTACCGAAAAAGCAAAACCTGTTCTTGGTGCTACTAAGTTTGATGGTATTTTTGCTGAAAACGCCGAGGAGTATGTGAATCAGGTTATACTTCCGGTATTGAAACTTGACGACCAGTATAGAGGTAAAGACGATGACTACCTTAGAAGCGTAGCCAAAGGTTTGACCCCTGATATGGAACAGTATCTATATCAAACAGTTTTATTTACCATAATGCCTTTTGCAGCTGGTGCTGTTGGCAGTACACCTACAATAATCAATAAGGTTAAAGGTGCATTAAAACCACAAACTGAATTACCAGAGGTATTTAACCGGATAACCTTTGAAAACTCACTTAGAGACACTTACGGTCTTGACAGACAACAATCCGAAGATATAGCCAATATGTTTGAATCTGGCGCTAATGTAACTCAGGCCGAAAAGGTAATACAAACCTATAAAGGCTTTGAAAACTTCACTTTTGCAGTTGAAAATACTAATAAAGCTATTGCAATGATGTTAGTCGACAGGGGTATTTTAGAATCAGAAGCAATTAGAATAGGTGAAATGACAGTAAGATACGCCGAGGAGCAAGGTGTTTCAGTTGATGAGGTAGTTAATTCGCAAGACTTCAAAGATGAGGTTGATAACGCAGATAAGGTTACAGACGTTAAATATGGCGTAGGTTTGCCCGTAGGCGGAGAAACGACCGAAACTAAGACAAATACCGTCAATGAGGAACAAAACGCAACAGGGGGCAACGTAGACGTTTCTGATGGTGTTGAGAAACCCCAAAATGTTCAACCTGAATTTGGCAATACGGAGGAAATGAAGCCAAGAGGACTGTCTAAAAGCGTTGAATCTGTTGCTATTTCAAAGAAACTTGTAGATAATGTAAAGGATATTCCTGAATACAGGGTAACTAATCTTGAATCAATGGCTGAACAGGTAGCTAATTTAATACTTACAGACCCATTAAAAGCTGAAAGAATTGCTATGGGTGAAGAACCTGCGCCTTTCGGGATATTAGACTCTATGGTTTATGTTGCCATTGCCGATAAGGCCGCGGCTGATAGTAATATTGATTTGCTTGAAAGACTTGCTACTGACTCTTTAATCAATAAAAGAGCTACAGACGCAGGTAAATTTATCAGGGCTTTTGGCGAACTTGACAAGAACTCACCAATTAGAATAATCCAGAAGATTAAAAATATCAGGTCAAAAGCCGCTGGTAAAGCAGATAAGTCTAATAAGACTGAAACCCAGCTTAAAGAAGTAGAAAGAAAGTTAATTCAAACCGAACTTGACAACCTGATTAAAGAAACACCTGCCGAAAAAAGGAAGTATGGCCAGAAAAACAAACGTGTTACTATTGAACGCAGAAACGAAATACTTGCTGAAATTGCAAAGGAAAA